AATCAAAACTATGTGGTAGTAGTAAAAAAAGCTGATAGCTTTTTATAAGCTATAAGCAGAAAGAATAGGGAAGATATGAAAGAATATTATGTTATTGAAACTGTAACTACAAGATATACAGTTAAAGCTAATAGCACAGAACAAGCTATTGAAGATATGGAATATGAACGAGATACAGTTGATACACCATATACAAAAGTAATAGACAGAGAAGTATTCGCAGAACTAAAAGATTATTAGAAATGCAAGTAGTTAATTTAACACCACTTAACACGACAATATGTGTTAAACTGACAGTAGATATGTACATAAGGAGTATATGTATAAGGTACTAAGTACATCAATCTATGGTGGGAGTATGGAGTTTGACTTTGATACTCTACACGAGGCACAAGTTAAGGTTAGAGAGTTGAAAGACAACGACCACAGAAGTGCTTTCATAGTTAGATTGATTACAGTAAATAGTTAAAACAAAATAGGAGGAACTGAATATGGAATATTATATCTATGTGCTTATAGTTGCATTGACAATTACAAGCGTAGGTGCATTATTGACACTAGGCTTAGTGTTGTGGTGGTTGTACGACAACTTCCCATTTAAATACATTAAGCTAGATAATTCATTTGTTGATACAATAGATGAACTACAACAGGACATTTACGAATACTTTGATGAGGAGGCAGAGCGTGAGTGATATGGAAACTAAATTAGAAAACATACAACAACAGATAGATTATAAGCAACAGAGCTTAGATAATCTACTAGAACTAAGACAGAAATTTGTCATAGAGGCATACCATAATGGAATGTCCATGATAAAAATAGGGCAACTGCTAAAGATTACACGACAAAGAGTGTATGCAGTTATCAAAGCAGAGGAGGAGTAATGCCTAAGTTTAACTTAGAAAATTATGAAACAGTTGAGGAAAGATTAAAAGTATTTTGGAAAGACAATCCAGAAGGGCGTATCTTTACAGAAGTGGTACACGAAACTGATGATGGTAGTTGCGTGACAATCAGAGCTTTTATTTATAAAGATGAAAATGACACTAATCCAATATCAACAGGCATAGCACAAGAAACAAAAGGTCAAGGTGGTTTTGCTAACACAGACGCGTGGGTAGAGAACTGCGAAACATCTGCTATTGGTAGAGCGTTAGCTAATTGGAAGTATCAAGGTAGTAATAAACCAAGACCAAGTGCAGAAGAGATGAGTAAGGTAGTAAAAGAAGATACACCTAAAACTTCTAGCAAAAAAGAGGTTGCAAAGATTACCAATGATAGTGCAGAGAAATTTGCAGAGGACATTGGAGCAAACAAAAAATCTGTTGGTGACCAACTCAATGACATCTTGAAAGAGATGATACCAAATGATAAGAAGATGAAAGCAGTTAAGACCAAAGTCTATAACGATATGGTTGAGAGTACAGAAGTAAGCGAAGATGTAGACAACTGGACTAACAAAGATATGGACAAGTTCTTAAACAGAGTAGAAGTTTTATTAGAAGATGAGGACATCATTGATGTTGTATTTGATAACGATACTGTTAAGACTTGCCCAAGTTGTAAACAAACAGGGAATGTTGAGGACAACAGAGAGAAAAAATCAGACCCTAAGTTTTCTAAGATACCAGATTTTGCATGCAGCAACTATGGTGAGAATGATGGTTGTGGTAAAGGTTGGTGGATAGGTAACGAAGACCTACCAACAGAATGGATTTAGAAAGTGCAGGGGAAATCTTTAATGTTAAGAAACTTAAAGAGAAATTACAGAAGAGATATCCTAACTACAATTTTGATGTACCTCCTTTACCTGATAGGGAGTGTAAAGCACCAATCTTATGTAAAAACAAAGATAAAGTTAGGTACACAGACAGTAAGGGAAATCTTTACTGTGGACAAAGGTATAAGTTAACTAATGAAAGCAACCCATACGAATGGGAATGGAGAGTATGTCACGCCTTACTTAGAGAAGTTGAGCAAGGAAATGACACAAGTAAATTACCATTTTGATTATGAGATATGGGTTGAGTTCAAGAAAAGAGGAAAAAGAAGATGATAGATGTAATGTTAAGCAAAGCAACAGAGGGTATGTTGATTGCAGAACTATTAAATAGAAGAAACGACAAAGAAGTTCCTTTGTTTATGGGTAAGAGTATTTTGTTACCTAGTGGACAACAACAACTCCTAGCCATACTTCCTAACATACAAATACTTACGAATGTAGAGCAAGAGGAAGAGTAATGGACTTCAACGAGATGGAGTACAACGACAGGGTAGAAGGTGGTGTTGGTAAACAAGCAGAGGATATCTTTGAGCAACACCTTACAGGATTAGGGCTAGTAAAACAAAAGGACTGGTTGAAATCAGCAACTAGCCCATGGGAACATAGTATTGATTTCTTTTGGTACTACACAGACATCATAACTGTTCCTGATTACATCTTTAACAGAAGAGATAAGTTGTATTTGACAGAGGTCAAAGGCACAAAGAAAATAAAGTTCTCTGATATGGTAAAGCTACGAGAGTTATACGAGAGAGCAAAAGATTATCCTGAAGTTAAAGTTGGTATAACTTATGTCAATATAAAAACCAAAGAAGTCAAGTGGCATTCTTTTGATGAAGTATTAAAGATGTGGGATAGCGTAAAAGAACATCATACTTACCACGAAAAAGACTTTAAAGGTCAAGAAAAGAGATACAAGATATTACCTTTATAATATCTTTAGATTATCCCAACCTTTTTCATTAACAGTAAATGTAAGTACACCAGGGTGCGACCACATACCACTTCTAGCAGTAAAGTCTATGGACTTATCTAAGCTAGGTGATTGAAACCAAGTTCTGTCACCCTGTTGCTTACTACGAAAGTGATGATAGTGACCTGTGATTAAGATTTGACACTCACCTGCAGGAAGAAAGCCATACATCTGACCTTTCCACCAGTTTTCTATCTTGTTTTCAGGATTGCTGCCTCCACCTGAAGTCATGTGTCCATGTGTCCAGCCACAAGTTATACCCTTGATGTCCATGACTTGATGAAAACCATCAGGAACTACAACAGATACTTTTTTATATCTATCAGGATTAGCTTTCATAATCTCTTCACATATCTGCAAGTGCATTGTATCTGTATTATCTAATCTATTAGTAACAACTTGCCCTTTCTGTGACCTAGAAGCCTCACCATGATTACCTGGTGCTCCTGCAAGAACAAGTTTATCTGCGTGTGGTAAGAAAGTATCTACTGTTTTCATCATCATAGACCTAGCTAAAGCATACTGTTCTATCATTGTAAGTTCAATGTTGTATGGTTGACTATCGTAAAAACCATAACAGTTTTCAGTAAGGTCACCTAGTCCAATCATGTATATTTCATCTATTTGGACACCTACCTTACGCAGTTCCTTAATTCTATTTACTGCGTCTTGTAGGGCTATATCGTAGCGTTTAATGGTATTCTCAACGCCATAATCTTTCTTGCCTAGCTGCCAGTCAGCCATAAAAAATAAAAAAGCAGTGTCACCTCCATGTGTTTTTAGTTTTAATGGTGGCTTACGACCTGCTTGTTTAAATAATGCCTGAAAATATCTGTCATGTCCAGGTCTTTTCTTCTTTACAATGCCTTTAAACGCATAAAAAGTAGTAGTTTGTCCACCTTTTAACTGTGCGTTCCATGAACTAGCTCGTACAGAGCCTTCTATTTCGTAGATTTTAGGGTCAAAACCCCAACCTTCTAGTATTTGGTCAAACTTCTTCCTATAGTTAGGGTCTGTTCCAACATGTGTGATTTCTCCCATGCCTGTCTGTTCATTTACTTCCAGACCTGGTTGCCAACCTGATTTGTAGAAGTTGTTACCCCACTCTTCAGGTATATTTTTATTGGACATTTGTCCTCCTTTGCCCTGTCATTGACAGTTTACTACAAAGGAGTGACAAAATCTATTACTTAGTTATTTGTTTTTTAGCGTATGTCTTAACTACAGCTAAAGCAGCACCACCACCTGCTAAAGCAGCAAGTTGCACAGTATCAGCATCTACAGATACCAATGGTGCTACGACTAACGCACCAAGAAATGCCTCAACGAAAGTCCAAAAGGTTCTTTCTAACATATCTTTAAGTTCATCACTCATTTTATACTCCCACGAATCAGACCAGGGTGTCCACCATACATCTTTCTTAAATGTACCATCTTGGTTTCTTGCTCTTTTAATTCTATCAAACATTATTGAATTAACCTCCCTTTCAACATAGCATTACCTATCAAAACATTTCCATTTATTTCTTCTAGCTTTTCATATACTGTGTTAGCTAACACTGTGTGGTCTTTAGCTTTATTATCTACTTGACCCTCTAATAATTTGTTTATTGTTGTGTATTCTATGCTTACACTTTTGCCTTGTAGTAATTGACCTGCAACTTTTGCATACATTTTCTTATATGCTTTACCACTATGACCTATAAATCCATCTTTACCTAGGTCTAAATCTTGTTGTGTTTCTCCTACAATTAAACAACCTGAAGTATGTTCATCTGTATTACCAGAGTGTATAAGAATATAGGTAAAGTTAGGCACATCTTGTAAGTGCAACATACCATAGTGTGCATTCTTATATCTCTCTGAATACTTAGCGTGGAAACCACCTGTCTTTCTAAACTTAATATCATAAGTTCCTTCTGGTATGCAGGTTTCGTGCATTACCTTTACTGCTTGATACTGGTCCTCTAATGTATAACATTCAAACAAACCATCTATAAACAACAATCCATTTGTTGCATCTGTTCCAAATTGTGTCCTAACTACAGTTAATTTCACCTATACCTCCATATTCTCCATTACAAATAGTAATATGCGTACCTGCTTCATTAACATAGGACACACACATTACTTACCACCACAGCAACCACTACCACAGCAGTCCATGTTATTCTCCTTTTCTAAAGCCTATGGTTAACAACCATATACCTAAAGTTATTATAGTAGCTAATCCTGTGATTTGTTGAGCACTCCCAGTTAATGTAAGTGTTGCAATCACCAAACCAACTAAAGTCCAACTAAGATTTAGTGTTTCTTTAATTGCTTCTATTAGCCAAGACCATAACTTTTTAATCATTAGCTTCTCCTAAATATAAACGCAGCCATACTAGCTATTCTAGTCAAGATTACAGGAACTACGACCTCCTGTGCTTTTTCTTTTTGGTCCTGTGTCATATCATCAGATATGTTTGACAAGTTTATCTCTGTAATGTTGTCAAAATCTACTAATACTTCTATAGGATTTTCTAAGAAAGCCTCATACTGTACCTCTGTAACAACATCAGCAAGTGTGTAATCCTCTACATCAGCGTTCTCTACTGCTCTTTCTACATATTCTTCTACTGCCTCTGCTACCACCTCATCTTCTTTTACAGCTTCAGCAATAATCTCAACATCTTCTGTTTCTACCTGTAATACTTCTGCTACAACTTCTACCTGTTCCTCTGTAAGTTCTGCTACATCTTCAATAGCTTCTTCTACTACTGCCTGTATAACTTCTTGTACTTCTTCTGATACTTCTTCTAAATTCTGTACACCAACATCATTAACTTCTTCAAGAACTTCTATGACTTCTTCTGTTTCTAGTTCCTCTACATATTCTTCTATAGCTTCAGCAACTTCTTCCTCTGTTGCATCTTCTTCTACAATAGGAACTTCTACAACTTCTTCTATCTCTGCAACTTCTACAGCTATC